AAACATCTGCAACAGTTGGGGCTAATAAAGTTTATACAATTACAGCAGCCGGTGTTTCTGACACCGTGACATTTAGTTGAGGTCTGAAATGGCTCATTACGCAGTTCTTGATGAAAACAATATTGTTGTTCAAGTGACGGTTGGGAAAGATGAGGGCGAGACTTTTGAAGGTCAAACAATAAATTGGGAACAATATTATTGTGGCAAACGCACTAGCTACAACACGATTGGTGGAGTTCATCAATTGGGCGGTACACCATTTCGTAAAAATTTTGCCGGATTTGGTTACACATACGATGCAACCCGAGACGCTTTTATCCCGCCACAACCGTTCCTATCTTGGACGTTGAACGAAGATACCTGTTTGTGGGAACCGCCTGTCCCGTTTCCTACTGATGGTCAGTTGTACAACTGGGACGAACCAACAACCTCTTGGGTGATAATCAATGGACAAGCCTGACGACGGTAAAGAATATATATGGGATGAAGAGAACCAAGTGTGGGTTCCTGTTATCGCTTGTGTAGTTGAAGTGACTGGGGTTGCTTGCGAAATTGAGGTTTAAACGGTGGCTGCTGCATTTGAGTCGAGTGCGTTTTACTCCGGCGCATTTGAAACCGAAACAAATACAGCAGTCACTGGCGTTTCTGGCACAGGAGCAGTTGGCAGCGTAAGTGTCGCTTACGGTGTTTCCACGACCGTCACCGGAGTAGCCGGTACTGGCTCAGTCGGCATCGTTACAACTGTAGCCTCCGCCGCTGTTTCTGTTACCGGCGTTGCCGGTACGGGGTCAGTTGGTTCTATCACCGCTGGGATTTCCGCCACGGTTTCCGTTACCGGCATAGCTGCGACAGGCAATGTTGGTCAGATACAAGCAGTTGGAACAGATGGGGCTTTTGAAGCATCAGCTTTCCAGAACGATGCGTTCTATGTAGCTGGCCTAACTGTTAGCGGAGTCCAAGGAAACGGCGCAGTCGGCACGGTTACGCTTCAATATGGCTATGTTGTCTTCCCTGACGGTGTTCAAGGCAACGGGCAGATTGGCGCTGTTATCAACCCAATCAATGTCCCGGTTACTGGAGTTCAAGGAACAGCAAGTGCAGGAACCGTCACAGCTACGGGCGCATCCAATACTGTTCTGACTGGAGTTGCAGCTACAGGAAGTATTGGCTCTGTCTCAATCGTTGCTGGTGCGGTTGTATCTCCAACCGGAATACAGGGTTTAGGTCAGGTTGGAATCATCCCATACGTCACAGGCGTACAGGGCAACGGCGCAGTTGGAATTACACAGGTTCCAACATCTGTCGCTGTCTCAGGCGTTCAAGGCACGGGTTCAATTGGCACAGCCGTTGTGCCAATATCGGTCACATTCACTGTTACCGGAGTTCAGGGTACCGGAGCAATCGGTACTGTTGTGGTTGTCCAAACTGTTGTGATACCCGTTACCGGGATACAAGCAGTCGGGTATGTTGGGCAAGTGGCTTTACCGTATAATAATTGGACGCCAATTCCAACTCCGCAAGACCCGAACTGGACGCTAATTTCTAACCCACAAACACCCGGATGGGTTCAGGTAGACGATAGCCAGAACCCGTACTGGACACAGATAGCCGCGTAAGGAACACTTATGTCAACCACGTTTACTACACTTCTTGGGCTTGCGCTTCCTACTACGGGGGAGTTATCCGGCACATGGGGCGATACAGTCAATAACTACATTACGACCTATCTTGATTCGGCAATTGCCGGGGCACTAACAGTAACTGCGGACACGACGCTAACCAAAACAACTGGGGGCGCGCTTGGTGCCACTTCATCTCAGTATGCAATTATTATTGCGTCCCCGGCGTCAGTTAACATAACCATTACGGCCCCGGCATCGAGCAAGACTTATGTTGTTCTTAATACGTCTGGCACATACACGGTCACGTTCAAAGCGTCTGGCCAGACCGGCGTAGTACTGGCGGCTAATGAGCGCTGCTCCCTTGCATTTAATGGCACTGACTTCGTAAAGATTTCCCCCTCCGTTGTGTCGGGGGTTGTCCCAGTCGCCAGCGGCGGTACCAACGCATCAACCGCTAGCATCAGTTCGTTTAACAACATTACGGGCTATACCGCGTCTGGTGCTACGGGCACTACTAGCACGAATCTTGTTTTCTCAACTAGCCCAACAATAACCACACCAACGCTCGTAACCCCCGTGCTAGGAACCCCTAGTTCTGGCACGCTATCAAACTGCACGATTGACGGCACTAACTCGGCAGGTTACCTGAACATCCCGCAGAACGCTCAGACTGGTAACTACACAACGGTACTAAGTGACGCTGGTAAACACATCTATCACGCGGCTGGTGCTGGAGCCGCGACGTACACTATTGCAGCAAACGCTTCTGTGGCATACCCGATTGGTACGGTTATTTCTTTTGTGAATCTTTCGTCTACTGCAATTGGTATTGCAAACTCAGACACGATGTACTGGGGCTATTTTGGTACGGCGGGTTCACGTACGCTCGGGCAGTATGGCGTGGCAAACGCGCTTAAAGTAGCCAGCACGACTTGGATTATCACGGGAACCGCGCTGACATGAGTGGCATTCTTAGTTCAGTTGTTGGGCTGAGCTACGGGCGTACGCCCAATGCCCCCACGGGAGTCACGGCTTCCACAATAGGCGCATACACTGCGTCGGTTTCCTACACGCCACCCTCATTTGACGGCGGCTCAGCTATTACCAGCTACACCGCGACATCAAGTCCGGGTGGATTTACTGGCACCGCAAGTTCAGGGCCGATTACAGTTTCGGGATTGTCATCGCTTACTTCTTATACGTTTACCGTCACGGCAAACAACGGGCTTGGGCCAAGCGCTCCAAGCGCGGCAAGCAATTCAATCCTAACTGGCGGTGCAAACGAATACACATCTAGCGGAACGTACACCTTCATTGTCCCTGCCGGGATTACCTCAATTTCTGCCGTGGCTGTTGGTGCTGGTTCGTCAGGCTTCGGTATTATCTCAAGCGGCACTGGTGGCGCACTGCGCTACCTAAACAACTACGCAGTAACTCCGGGTCAAGCTATTACGGTACAGGTCAACGGAGGCGACGGATACACATCGTCCTTAACGGCAAGCTCAACTATTATTCTTTCTGCTGGGCTTGGTAATCTTAATTGTGTTGGTACCGGCGGGGGTAACGGCGGCGCTGGGCAGGGGTATTCGGCACCAAACTATATCGCCCCCGGTGGTGGTGGCGCTGGTGGGTATAGCGGCAACGGCGGTGATGGCGGTATTTACGTAGGTGCTGGTGGCTCTGGTGGTGGCGGTGGCGGTGGTGGCTCTGGGTTCTACACTACTGGGCCGTACATTGCTTCTGGCGGCGGGGGCGGGGGCGGTGTTGGACTTTACGGCCAAGGTGCAAGTGGTGGCGGCGGATCGCCTGCTGGCGGGACAGGCTCTCTAAATAATGGTGGTGGCGGAGGTTCTAGCGGCACTGGTGGTGGCAATTGTCAAGCAACATCGCCTTATGGTAATGGCGCTGGTGGTGGTGGGGGCTTGTTTGGTGGCGGTGGTGGTGGACCCGCAAGCGGAGGCCCGGGCGGTGGTGGCGCTGGAGGCGCAGTCCGTATTGTGTACCCCGGTAACACGCGTCAGTTCCCATCAACAAACGTATCTAACACATAAGGTGCAGTCATGGCTGAGAAGTGGATTCAAAAGGCAATCAAAAAACCCGGCGCTTTACGGGCTGAACTTGGTGCAAAACCCGGTAAACCCATCCCCGCTAAAAAACTAGCCGCCGCTGCAAAGAAACCGGGGAAGCTTGGGCAACGCGCACGACTGGCCGAGACGCTCAAGGATTTGAAGAAGTAATTTTCCTGTCTTACACGCACGGTAAAATCGCGGCGGGCACCCGCCCATCAACCCCGGAGATTCTCATGAAAGACTTGATCATTGATGCGATTGACGGCTCGGAGCCGATTGATGCGCTGAATGCACTGTTTTCTGTCGTGTTTGCTGTCGCTGCCGAGAACGGTATCAGCGAGTTCACGCTTAGCTCTTTCTTCTCTTCGCACTTGGAAGCCCAGTTTGAAGTTGCTGCCAACGCAGTTGCCGAAGACGAAGACGCTGAAGAAGACGAAGACGAAGCAGAAGACGAACAGACCGACAACTAAGGTCCGGCCCCGGTGCGACCCACCGGGGTTTTTATATGCTGTTCTGTGCTGTGTGTTCTGGTGAGTTTGCCAGAGAAGACTTGATCATTCATGGGCGCAAAGACTACTTTCTCTGTAGCAAATGTAAGTCAGACGTAAACCGTCTTGAGCGTTTCGGGTTGTCCCCCTCAGATTATGACTTCCTGTTGAAACTTCAGGGGTATAATTGCGCTATCTGTCAAACCCCCCTCAAACTCAAACAGTACAAGTTTGCCGTAGACCACTGCCACGACTCGAATGATGTTCGTGGGATCTTATGTAAGAGGTGCAATACGGCGCTTGGTATTTTTGAGGATGACCCGGACATGATCCTGCGAGCCGCAGAATACTTGAGTAACCCGCCTGCTTTGGGTAAAGTCAAGAAACATGACGGGCGCAAAAAGGTGACGTTCCTGCGTGGCGAGTACATAAGGATGCACGGCAATGGAAATAGTTGAACTCTTCCTGAAAGCGTGGCCGGTGCTGCTTGGCCTTGTGACGCTCATCATCGTGCTCTCTAAGCTTGACTTGCGGGTAGCGGTCCTTGAGGAAAAGATGAAATCTGCTTGGGAGCAGATCAACAAGATGAAGGACAATAATGGCTAACTTTGAACAAGCCTTTGAAAAGATGATCGCCGACGAAGGCGGTTATGTCCTACACAATATTCCCGGTGACACGGGTGGGATGACGTATGCTGGAATTGCGCGAAACAAAAACCCCAACTGGCCCGGTTGGAACCTCATCGACCACGAAGCCACCAGTAATCCGCTCCTTACTGGGATGGTGCGCAACTTTTATAAAGTTGAGTTTTGGGATCGTATCCGAGGGGATGACATTGCGGTCCAAGCTGTTGCCGAGAACATCTTCAATTTCTCAGTAAACACAGGTCTTGGTGTTGCAATCAAGCTGGCTCAGTTAATTGTTGGGGCCACACCAGATGGCGCGGTTGGCGATAAGACAGTGCAGATGTTGAACAGTGTTGAACCCGAAGCGTTCAAGAAAGCCTACGCACTGGCAAAGATCACCCGTTACGCGGACATCTGCAATAAAAATCGTACGCAGTCTAAATTTCTGCTTGGGTGGATCAATCGTACTCTGAAAGGGCTGAAGTAATGGATCTGATTGGTATTGGGTCAATCATTGAAGGCGTTGGCAAAGTTGCGGATTCGCTCATTACGACGGACAAAGAACGCCTCGAAATGGCGTTGGAGGACCGCAAGCTCGATCTTGAACAGGCGCGGATTGACCAAGCTACGGACCTCGCCCAAGTTGATGTCAATAAGATTGAAGCAGAAAATCCTAATCTGTTTGTCAGCGGCTGGCGTCCTGCTGTCGGTTGGGTTGGGGTGCTTGGCCTCGCTTATCAATTCATTGGCTACCCGCTGATGCAGTGGGGGTGGTCTTTCCTGCAAGGCGTGGATATAATTCCTAAAGGGCTGACCCCACCACCCGACCTTCAGACCGACCAGTTGATGGTGCTTTTGTCTGGCTTGCTCGGCTTTGGTGGCATGCGCTCATTTGAGAAAACCAAAGGCGTGGCGAGCAAGTAATGCCTTTACAGAAAATTCTGTTCAAACCCGGAGTCAACCGGGAAAACACGCGGTACACAACTGAAGGTGGTTGGTACGACAGCGACAAAATTCGTTTTCGACAGGGTACGCCAGAAAAAATTGGCGGTTGGTTGCAGATTTCTGGCAACACGTTCCTTGGCATATGCCGTTCACTCTGGTCTTGGGTGACGCTGGCAGCGCAAACATTGATGGGTGTGGGCACAAACCTAAAATTCTACATCCAAAACGGGGGCGCTTACTACGATGTCACGCCCATTCGCAAGACCAGCACGCTCTCTAACCCGTTTACTACAGACACCACTACTAACTCGGGTGGTAATACCACGGTGACAATCACCGACAACGGGCACGGCGCGCTTAATGGGAGCTACATAAATATTTACTATTCCGGTACGGCTCCCACAGTGGGAGGTGTGACTATTCCTGTTGGGCAGTACACCATTTCCTACATATCTTCCAACACATACAGCATCACGGTTTCTGGCACAGCAGCCTCCAACACGACGGGCGGCGGCACCGTTTACATTTCTTACCAAGTTAATATCGGCCCAGAGTACGCTGTGCCGCTTACTGGTTGGGGGGCAGGAACTTGGGGGACGCCACCAACATATGCTCCGCCATCTACTATCGGCACTTGGGGGTACGGCAGCACTTCAACCGGCAACCCCTTGCAGATTTGGAACCAGATGAACTACGGGCAGAATCTGCTTTACGGTACACGCGGGTCACCGCTGTACTATTGGGACGCTAATACGGGGTACAGAGATAGCGTCTTTACCGTAACGATTGCCAGCCCTGCGGTTTTTACTTTTGGATACTCGCTACCCAATGGTACGGCGGTAACGCTCACAACTACGGGATATCTACCAACAGGATTGGTGCCGGGTACGGTCTATTACGTGGTTAACTCCAGCAGTAACACGTTTAATTTGTCTGCTACCTACAACGGATCTGCAATAAACACATCGGGCACGCAGTCTGGAGTGCAAAGCATTTCTGCTCGCGGATACCCAGTAGCCAGTATTGGCGGGTCAGATGGCTACGCCCCACTGTACCAAAACAACTTCACTGTGTCTGATACGCTACAGTTCACAATTGTGTTTGGGACAAACGACATCACAAATACAACGCTAGACCCGATGTTGATCCGGTGGTCTGACAAACAATCGCTAACGACTTGGTACCCCGCCATCACCAATCAGGCGGGTAGTGTGCGGTTGTCGCACGGCTCAAAGATTGTTACGTACATACAGAACCGGCAAGAGATTGTTGTTTTTACTGATGCGTCGGTGTATTCGATGCAGTATGTGGGGCCACCAAATGTTTGGCCAGTTCAGCTTATTGGCGACAACATATCTATTGTTGGGCAGAACGCTGTGGCGCTGGCTTCTGGCGTTGTGTACTGGATGGGATACGACAAATTCTACAAATACGACGGGCGTATACAGACGCTTAGTTGCGACTTGCGTCAGTACATTTTTCAAGACATCAACACAAATCAATACGACCAGATCTTTGCCAGCACGAACGAAGGCTTTAATGAGGTTTGGTGGTTTTACTGCTCAACTAACAGCAACACCATAGACAAGTATGTTGTGTACAACTACTTAGAAAACGTCTGGTACTACGGCACGATGGGGCGCACCGCATGGCTTGATAGCGGGCTTAATGACTACCCAGTTGCCGCCACATATTCTAAGAATCTTGTTTGGCATGAGAACGGCGTAAACGACTGTGTGGACTCATTGACGGGTCAGCCGATTGACGCATACATTACATCGTCTGAATTTGATATTGGTGACGGGCACCAGTTTGGATTTATCTGGCGCATACTTCCGGACATCACATTCCGTGGATCGACTGCGACCAACCCGCAAGTCACAATGTACTTGTACCCGCTCCAGAACTCAGGCTCTGGATATAACGTGCCCCCTTCCGTGGGCGGAACAAACAACGCTAACGTAGTAAGGACGGCGGCAATTCCAGTTGAGCAGTTTACTGGGCAAATATACACTCGGGTTCGTGGACGCCAGATGGCGTTTAAAGTAGAATCGAACCAACTTGGCACTACATGGCAGTTGGGCGCTCCCCGAATCGACATCAAACCTGACGGTCGCAGATGACTTACATCGTCACTTCGGACTATGCGCTCAACAAACTTGCCGCACCGCGTTTGCCGGATGCCACGAAAGAGTACGACCCGCGTTACATTGACCAGCTTAACAACATCTTACGGTTGTACTTCAACCAGCTTGACAATTTTTCTCGGCAGCTAAGCGCATCAACCCCCGTAACGGTGGCCAATTTACCAAGCGCGTCCACTGCTGGTGTGGGGTCTAGGTCGTTCGTAATTGATTCTTCTGTGTCTACATTTGGATCTACGGTAGCCGGAGGCGGGTCAACTAAAGTGCCCGTATATTCAGACGGCACGAATTGGAAAGTTGGATAATCATGAGCCTACATAATCTTGCCCAACACATGGCTGGCTACGGTCGCAACGGCGACTCAATGCTGATGCACGTAACGCCAGATGAGGTGCATGGACTCCAGCGTTTGGCTATGGCGCACGGCGGCTCGCTGACAATTAACCCACACACAGGTTTGCCTGAAGCCAACATCTTTAGTCAGGCGTGGAAAGCAATTAAACCTGTGGCAGCACCGCTGGCTGGCGCTGCACTTACCTACCTATCCGGCGGTGCGCTCAGCCCCCTTACGGCGGGCCTTATTACTGGCGGCGTTGGCGCTCTGGCTACCGGAAGCTTGCAGAAAGGACTCATGGCCGGGCTGGGTGCGTACGGTGGGGCAAGTCTTGGTAGTGGGCTGATGAATATTGGCTCAGATGCGGCGTCGCAAGCGGCAGCAGAAGCTGGATTTGCTAGAGGAAGTGCGGCAGGGCTATCAGATATAGACGCAGCCAAATACGCCGCTGAGTTAGGTGCAAATACAACAGCCAATATGACGCCTTATGAAAAGTTAGCCGGAGGCGTTTCATCGGCAATGGATAACCCCAGCGCAGCGCTCAACACGCTTGGCGGCGGCAGCACTATGAAAGGCGCTGGTTTACTCGCAGCTACGGCGCTACCAATCATGTCGGGTATCCAAGCAAACCAGACAACCAAGATGCCGACGCTGGGTAGCGTTTCTCCGCAGGCGATGATCCGCCCAATCATTCTTAACCGCCGACAGAACCCCACACCTTACACTGGGCAGGGAGAAGCGCGGTACTTTACCGATACGTACGATGTGCCCGAGCCATACAAAGCCGCTACTGGCGGCGTTGTGGCATTCAACCAAGGTGGACTAGGTTCGTTGGGCGGCTACTCGGATGGTGGGCGCTTGCTTCGCGGCCCCGGTGATGGTGTGTCGGACAACATCCCGGCAACTATTGGGGATCGCCAACCCGCGCGGCTAGCCGATGGGGAGTTTGTTGTCCCAGCGCGCATCGTGTCTGAGATTGGCAACGGCTCGACCGAGGCAGGTGCGCGTAAACTGTACGCAATGATGGACCGTGTTCAGAAGGCGCGGCAAAAGACGGTTGGCAAACACAAAGTAGCTACCGACACAAACGCAGAACGTCTGCTGCCCGCATAAGGAATAGTCATGGCAGATCCACAACAGATTGTACAAACACAGACGTCGATCCCCGACTACGCGCGTGCGCAGGTCGAGCGCATGCTCGGCGCTACCGAAGGGGCGATTTATGATTACCAGCGGGATGCGCAAGGCAACCTAGTCAAAGACGCCAGCGGTGCGCCAATTGTTACGGGGCTTAAACCCTACCAGACATACCAAGGCGAGCGGATTGCTGGGCCTGACGTACTTAGCCAGCAAGCGTATCAAGGAATTGCTGGACTGGGTGTTGGTGCAGAAGCGGCAAATGCGCTTCAAAATACGTACAACATGGCCGCGCAAGCAGGCACATCCACGTACAACCCAACCGCCTACGGTAATCAATATCAAGCGCCGAGTGCGTACAGGGCAGGGCAGTTTAATTACCAATCGGTGGGTCCGCAGGGCGCGCAGTATTTTCAGATGGAGCAGCCCCAAGATGTGCGGGGCACTACCGCAAGAGCGGCACAGTTAGGCCGTGCGCCAACTATTGATAACGCCGCTCAGATGCAAGCTGCGCAGCTTGGTCAGGCCCCAACATATCAAGGGCAGCAACTTGGGTACACCCCACAAGCTGTTGGATATGACAAGGTAACAGCCCCGCAACTGCGCGATTTGCAGATGCAAGCGGCGGGTAATGTTGGGACAAGCTCGTTTACTCAGCCCGGAGCCGCCAGCGCATACATGTCTCCGTACATGCAGAGCGTGGTGGATATTCAGCAACGGGAAGCTCAACGCCAAGCAGACATTGCCTCGACTAAACGGTCTGCGCAGATGGCGCAGCTAGGTGCGTTTGGTGGGTCACGCGAAGCAATTGAAAATGCTGAAGCTGCGCGTAATCTGGCTACGCAAAAAGCTGACATTCAAGCACAAGGTCTTCAGGGCGCGTTTCAGTCTGCGCAGGGGCAATTTAATACTGAGCAACAGGCGGCGCTCCAAGCGGCATTGGCTAACCAGCAAGTACAGCAACAGACGGGTGTGCAAAATCTGAGCGCGTTGCTTCAGACGCAAGGTCTTGGCGCACAAACTGGGCTTACCGCACAACAACTAAACCAAGCCGCTGGGATTCAGACAGGGCAGTTTAATCAGCAGCAAGCATACAACACGGCGCTGCAAAACGCTCAGCTTGCGCAACAGCAACAGCTAGCCAATCAGTCATTGCAAGGTCAGTATGGGCTGACTCAAGCGCAGATGCAGCAAGCCGCGAACGCGGCTAATCAAGCGGCTAACAACCAAAGGCTGTTGGCTAACCAGAGTATGCTTGGCCAATACGGGCTGACTCAGGGGCAGTTTGGGCAAGCCGCCAACCTGCAAAATGCGCAACTTGCGCAACAAGCTAATCTTGCTAACCAACAAGCCGGATTAACTACGGGGCAACAGAACCTTGCAGCTAATCTTGGTGTGCAGCAATTGTACAACCAGCAGGCGTTGCAGGCGCAGTTGGCAAACCAGCAAGCGGGACTTACTACGCAACAGCAACAAGAGCTAGCCAATCAGTACGGCTACGGGCAACAGATGGCTTCGGCTGCTAACGCCGCGCAATATGGTCAGGCAGCAAACCAGTTGCAAGAACAAGCCAACCAGTATGGCGCAGGGTATGGGTTGCAAGCGCTTAACGCCGGTATGCAGGGCATGCAGAACTACGCCAACCTTGGCGCTAACTACAATAATCAGCAGATGAATATTGCCAACGCCCAGAATCAGATGGGTTTGCAGGCACAAAATTACCAACAGCAGCAGCTAACGCAGAACTACAACGACTTCCTCAACCAGCAGAACTTCCCATTCCAACAGATTGGGCAACTCTCAAACGTGTTGCGTGGTGTGCCGTTGACTCAACAGACGCAGGCTGTATATCAACAAGCGCCAAGTCTGGCTTCGCAAGCGGCTGGTTTTGGTACGGCTGCGATTGGTGCGGCTAATCTTTTTAAAGCTAAAGGCGGTATGATTCGTCAGCCGCGTGGATTGTCTTCCCTCATTCTTGCCAGAATGCACTAAGGTATTGTCATGCTGCATGAGAACATTGCCAGAGAAGAGGCGCAGCTTCAGCGGCTAGCGCAAGTCGGTACCCCACAAGCCATTCAAATGCTGCGCCAGTATGCACAGACACACCAAGACGACGCTGTTAGGTTGAGCCTTGCCAACCAAGCGGTCAATGACGCCAAGGAGATGCACTCCAAAGCGTTGGCAATGTTGAGCGGACAGCAACCCCCGACCGTAGCGCAGCAAGTTGTGCAATCTATTGGCGGTCAAGGTGGAGCGCCCATGCCCCCGCCCGGAGGGCCACAAGGCCCGATGCCACCGCAGGGTATGCCTCCGGCTGCGCCTCCGGGTATGCAGATGCCACCGGCTATGCCGCCCACTCCACAGATGCCCCCACCTTCCGGTCCCAGCGCGCCCCCGCAAGGTCTAGCTAGTTTGCCTGCTCAGAATATCCAGAACATGGCTGACGGCGGGATCGCTGGTTACGCCGATGATGAAGAGCATGTTGTGCGTATGGCTGGTGGTGGGCTTGATTTAGACGCGATCCGTGCGCAGGGTAGATCTCTTGGCCTGTCCGATGATGCAATTGAGCGGTTTATCCAGAACAGGCAGAACGCTGACTCGGCGCCCCCAAGGAATCTGCCGTACACACCGGCAACAGCTAGTGGTATTGCCGTTCCGCAATTTAAAGCGCAAAATCTTGGCGAGGCAATGCCAATGCCGACGCCAATACCTAATCCACGAATGATGGGAGAGGCGCCAGCAGTTGGACCAAACGACCGCAATCCTTTTATAAGCCGAGAGGAATCGCCAAGTAGCGGCATTGCACCGACAAGAACAAATCTTGGAAACGCAACGGATCGTTTGCCCGATCTTAGGCAGTTTTCTACCGATCTTGAAGCAGGGCGGATTCGTGCTGTGCCGGGTGGTGGGGTCGTACCAATGACGCCCGGACAAGGGGCATTTAAAGACAGGGCTTTAGGAAATCGCGAACCTGTGAGTAGCGACGCTGTTGCGGCGGCTGCTGCTTTGCCGACAACCTATGAAGGCTTATATCGTTCTATGGGCGCAGTGCCGGCAGTGCCGGCAGCAGCAAGTACGGGCGCCGGACCACGCGCAGGTCTGGCTAGTTTAGTGAGAGCGGGTGGGCCACCAACACTAACCCCACCCCCAACGCTTACCCCCGAAAAAGCAATGGAGAACGTAGGGCAGTTTTTTGATCCTAAAGCGCTTTACGCACAAGCAGACAAAGCTAGAGCAGAAGCTCTTGGTCGAGCAGAAGAAACTGAGCAGTTTGTACGCCTTAGTAAACCGGCAGCGCCTTTTAAGAAACTAGCCGAAAAACTTGACACGGAAGAGTTTAATGAGGTAGGCGAAAAAGAAAAAGCGCGGGGCATGGCCATAATGATGGCAGGTCTTAAAATGATGGAGTCTCCATACGGAGGCAAGGGGCTAGGTGCGTTCCTTCGTAACGTGGGCGCTGGGGCAACCGAAGGCGCTAAAGAACTCCAGAAATCCAATAAGGAATTCAAGGAACTTGCACAGAAGCGTATGCAGATGCGCGTCACCATTGAAGCAGCGCAGGATGCTGCGGCGCGAGGAGATTTTGATCGAGAAGTTGCGCTGCGTATGCGCGCAGACCAAATTGAAACTGACGCAAACAACAACAAGATGCGTATTGGCGAAGCTGTTTTTGGCCAGAAAGGTACCGCCGCACTGACTGCGTTTAATCACGCACAAGACGTAGTTAATAACTTTAAGCTTGCTCAATTTGGCGCGGAAAATGAAACTTACCTTACAGGCATACGCGAACAAGGGGCAACGGCACGACATGCTGCAAGCGAAATGGGAGCCACCGCCAGATCTAATGCGCAAATTGCAGCACAAAGAACGTCTGATTTGTTTAAAGCCTCTCTACCGCCGGAGTCGGTTCGCGCTGCGGCATTCTTGGGCGGCGCTAAACCCGGAGAAGTGGGCACCCCAGAGCAGATAAAATCTGGACTTGAAATTCTTTCCCATGAAAAGTTCCAGCCACAAACGGCGTACACTAAGTACTTAACTGACTGGAAACCCGGGCTTAATAATCTTAACGATAAGCCGATGACGTACGCTCAGTTTTTGGCGATGTTTGGCGCGGGACAAACGGTAACCACACCCCCTAGAAACGCACTTGTTCGCACACAACCTTAATAATTATGGTCGGCTACATTCAACTGCCTGACGGTTCGTACTTTCAATTAAAGCCCGGGCAGGATGCGATGGCCGGCATGTATGCCGCGTCGCAGTTGTATCCAGATGCATTCGGCACCAAAACAGAAATACCAGAAGTTGCACCAAAGACGGGTATTGGTTCTGCGCTTATTGGTGGGGCGCAAAGATATGGCTCGCAGTTTCGTACGGGTCTAGGCGGCGGTAGCGAAGCAGCCAAGGCGGGTGTTGCCCGCATGGAAGAGATTGAGAAGGCTCGACCTAGTCAAGTATCGCTAGAAAAAGTCAAAGAAGCCTACGAAAAAAACGGCGTGCTGTCTGCTGCTGGTGAAGCGCTAGGTCAAGTCCCATACGCAATTGCTGAGCAGGTTCCGCAGCTAGCCTCGATGGGGGCAGGCGCTCGCGCAGGGGCTATGGCTGGTAGGTTCTTTGGGCCTATTGGTGCGGGGGTTGGCGCTGGGATTGGCGCTGGGGTCGGGCAGTTCTTATCTTCGTATGTCCCAACAGCCGGGGCAAACTTGGAAGCGCAAGCTCGCGCGCAGATGGCTGAAGGCAAACCCGTTGATGTAAATCCGCTAGCTGCTTATGGGGCAGCGATTCCCGGCGCGGCGCTGGATGTTTTCACGGATCGTTTGCTACTTGGCAAGGGGTTGGTTGGGCGCTTGATGGGCTTTACCGATGAGCAAGTCGCTAAAAAGTCCGCGCAAGAACTAGAGAAGCTGGCAGCAGAAAAGCTGTTGCCGCGGTTAAGCAGAGGCGAAGTAAGTGCTGGCACGCTACTGAAGGGTACAGCCAAAGGTACGGTCGAGATACCCACCGAGATTACGCAGCAGATACTTGAGCGGGCGCAGGCTGGTCTGCCGCTAATGAACGACGAAGCATTAGCTGAGTACGGCAGCGCGGCTTATCAGGCCGGGTTGTTGTCCCCGTTAGGGGGTCTGGGCCGCATCAGTGAGCGCGGTGAAGCACGCAGCGAGATTGAGAAGCGTAAACAAAAAGCCGCCGCCGATGCTTTTGCTGCACAAGAAGCCGCGGCTACTCAGCCGGCGAACCTGCTCAAGCTGCACGATGACTATACCGCAGCCAAAGAAGAGGCTAAGCGGTTGGCCAGCTTAATACCGGCAGCGCCAAGCAAAAAGAAAAAACCTGAAGAGTACGCCAAGTGGGAAGAGGAAACGGCTGGCGCCCGTGAAGCGGCGTCGGATCACATGGAGAATGTTCTCCAGCCACTGCGTGATGAATACCGGCAACGCGAAAATTTAATTAAGCCGCTGGTTGCCCAGCGCCAAGCAGCACAGCCTGCGGCTGCACCCGCCGCACCAACTACATCTGCTCCACCGCCCTCACCGCCAACAGTTACGGATTTGATGGATCAGTATGACGCGCTATTCCAGCAGCGTGATCAGCTTGGCGCTCAGATGCAAATGGCCGGTCTTAGTGGGGATACGGCAACCATCATTGATCTGCACGACCAGTGGAAGGCGCTGACCGATCAGTTCGATAAGCTTGGCAAAGCTGTTGAGGCTGCGGGCGGTACAACGGAAACGGCTATCGCGCTAGATAAAAAGCTCGATGCCGCGCAAAAGGAACTGACCAAAGCCGCTGAAGTTGGTGACTTTGATGTCATGCGTAAAGTCTCGGAGCGCATCAACAAGCTTCAAGAAAAGCGTGACTTGGTTGAAGGCCGTGCGCCCCGCACTACGGTTGAGGAACAGCTTGCAGGAACCCCGCCTGCTGCACCAACAGAACAAGCTGCACCAACAGAACAACCCGCGGCGCAAGAACAGGCCGCACCCCCATCAATCACGCCATACGATTTCCCAACTCCATACGAGATGTTTGGGGCTAGATCTGTGGCCGATCTAACTGCGCCGTTTGATCTCCCCACACCGATGGAGATGTTTGGAGATGTGGATCTGGACCGTGCCACGAAGTTTGTGCGCGACACCGGCAAAGCTACTGTAAGCCATCTCGCTGAAGGGCTTAATATTAAAAAGCAAACTGCGGCACAGTTATTGCTTGATCTTGAAAAGGCCGGTGTTGTTACGCCGCTGGATAAACGCAATAAACGCGAGATCATAAAAGCACCTACGGCTGAAGCGCCTGCTGCACCTGAAGTACCGAAGGTCGAGACGCCAAAAGTAGAAGCGCCGCCTGTTGGCCCAGTTCAGCATGCGATTGAAGGTGTGCCCGTAGTCAAGGTTCCGGTCAATGAACTCAAGCTATCTCAAGATGTGCCGCAGTTCAAGGCGGAAGCAAATACGGAAGGTGTCGTTAAACCGCTCAAGGGCAAATTTGCGGACTATGGTGTAGCGCCCATTCAGTTATGGCGGCGCCTCGATGGCAGCTTAGAAATTATCTCCGGGCGGCACCGTTGGGATCTGGCCAAGCGCTCGGGGCGGCAAACAATCGATGCGCAAGTTTTTGATGAAGCTGCCGGGTTTGATAAAAAGAAAGCCGCAACGATGGATGCGGAGATCAACATTCGCGATGGTCAAGGCACTGTAGCCGACTATGTCAACTACTTCCAAGGCGCACAGCTTTCAAAAGAAGAGGCAGATGCCCGCGGGTTGACGCGCGGCAAAGGCGAAGAGGCTATCGAGATCGCTACGAACGGTAGCCCAGAACTGATCGCTGCCCACCGCGCTAAACAGATTAGTGACGATCTGGCTGCAACCGCGGCCATTGAAGCGCCAAAAGATTCAAGAATCCAAGCAGTTGCAATCAAAGCCGCGCAGTCTAAATCTGCTGCCGAAGCGCTCAACCTAATGCGCGCAGTTCAAGTGATTGCGCCCAAGCCCGCCGAAGGTGGCATGGCGGACATGTTTGGGTTTGATGAGAGCGCCATGCTCGAAGCCCAAGAGATGGCCAAGATCGCTACGCAAAAGCAACGTGAGGTTGGTCAACGGCTAAGTGCTATCACGGGCGCTAGCAAAAATCCCAAGCTCGCCGCCGCTGAAGGGATCGACATTAAAGACCCGGAAGCAGTCAAGCGCCGCATTGCGGAACTGCAACAGCTTAAGGCATCGTGGAATAACTGGACAACCAGCCCGACATTGGTTGGCGAGATCCGCGAAGCAATGAAACCTGCCGAGGCTGTTGAACAACCGCAGGGTAAAACTGAGGTTACGCCTGCACGGTTTGGTGCTAATTCGGAAGAAATAGAAAACGCAATCAAGCAGATTGAAGCGCTACAAGCCGAGACTGTTGTCGGCGAAGATAACAGTCAAAAAGTACAGGCGCTGCTAAATCAGCTTGAAGAAACTAAAGTAATCGACAAAGCCAGAGTCGATGAAGAGATAGCGCTGCTTGGCACGGAAGAAGTTCCGCTGACTAGTTTGAAAGACCAGCTTGTAAGAATCGGCGACACAATGCAGTCGGCGGCGGCTTCAGAGAGAAGAGCTAAGCGGAACAAAAACAAAAACGCCCCGCCTGCCGAAGGCACCTTGGCTAAAGATGAACAGGACGCAATGTTCCGTTCCAAGGGCGAGGAGCCTGCGGTTGGGATGCGCGTCGATGATGTTGAGTCTTTGATAGCGCCATTCCGTAAGTTGCCAGTGGCGCCCAAGATCACGGTGGTTCAGTCTATCTCGGAGTTGCCTGAGAAGATCCAAGCGCAGATGGAGCGCGACGGTACGCAGAGCGCGCCGGGTATGTTCCACCCGCCAACCAAGACGATCTACTTGGTGGGCGACAACTTGATTGATGGCGCGGACGTTGGCAAGACGATTGCTCACGAACTGGTTGGTCACTTTGGTTTGCGCGGGGTACTGGGCAATTCGTACCCGGCAGTGATGCGCTCGATCTACCAGAACAATAAGCAGATCAAGGCAGAAGCTAACGCCCGGATGCAGGACAACCCCGACATGTCGCTGGAAGTAGCGACCGAGGAGAGCATCGCCGAGCGCGCCGAGAAGGATGTGTCGCTGAACTGGATGAACCGCTTGGTAAACCTTATCCGTACCAAGCTGCGGCAGTGGGGCATCTGGAAGGGCGCTCCTATCGGTGACTCCGAGATCATTCGCCTGATCCGCGACTCGCACAAGTATGTAAGTGGTGTGACCACCAAGCCAAGCGAGACGGTGAAGGCGCTAGCGCAGGTTGCACCTTCGGGTAAGCCAGCAGCCAAGGAAGGCGATGTCCTCTACCGCTCACGCAAACCCACCAAGTCTGTCGTTGCGCAACGCACCAGCACTGTCGATGATCTGATGTCGCTCTACACGGGGCTGACGGGTGCAAGTAGCCGGGACGCTACGCTTGCCGGGATCAAGGACAAGACCAATACCCGCGCGTTGAAGCTGCGTCAGCGGATCTTTGACCAGTATGCGGCGTTGGAAGAGGTGGTCAAGAAGGGACTGGACGATAAAAAGATTGATGCTCTGCGCGCACAGAACCTGATGTATGCACTGCGCTTTGGTCAGCAGCGCAGCGACATTGTTGGGCAGACCGTTACCAGTGGGCCGCCGCGTCTTCGCAGCGAAAAGACCAAGGCCGGCACCGAATATTTCTACGAGAATGATGCGGGTGGCCCGACACTAGTTGGCATGGCACAGGCCCTAGAGAAAGCCAAGGGCTACAGGGAAGAAGACCGCGAGAACGCATTCACAGTTTACCTAGCAGGCAAGCGCGCTGAGCAAGTTGGCTGGAACAAATTACGCTTTGATAACCCGGTCGAAGCCGAGAACGAATACAAGGCTGTGCTCGCGCACCTGAAGCAAAACAAAGCTGACGAGACTGCGTTCAAGGAAGCCGAAAAAATCTATCAGGCGTACAACGCTGGGCTGCTGGACTTCTTGGTTCAGACCGGCACCATGTCCAAACAGAAAGCGGCTGAGCTAAAACAGATCACCTACGTGCCGTTCTACCGCGTAGACAAGGATGGCAACATCCGCATGGAGACGGGTGACGAGCGCCGCTCAATCCGTATTGGCAACATCAAGAGCGAACCGCGCCTGAAAGAACTGCTTGGCGATAGCGAACAGATCCTGCCGGTGTTTACTAGTGCTGTACAAAACACCAGTATGCTGATCAACATGGCGATGCGCAACCAGACCGTTAAAGATACGGCGTTTGTGCTCAAGGATCTGGGTATTGCCAGTCGGATCGTAGCGTCCAAGGGTCCGTATACGGATAACGTGGTTCACTTCCGAGTGCATGGCGTTGAGCATCACGCCATCATTGATACCGATATGTACGGCATCCCGGCACAGATGATTGTCGAGGGTCTTGAGGGTATCAAAGTTGCGATGCCAGCGATTGTGCGCATGCTTGGCATGCCGGGAGATATCTTCCGCAAGTTCACGGTTCGCAATCCGCTCTACATGTTCCGCCAGCTTGTGCGCGATCCTGTTTCGGCGTGGGTGCAGAATGGTACGGACACGATCCCAATTCTTGATTCGTTCTCAACGCTGGCTAAAATGGCCACCGGCAAAGACACCACCGCGCAGCGGCTTCAGCGTGCAGGTGCGACCAGCAGCAACGTCCTAGTGGGCGACGCCCGCGACATGACCAAGTTCTTGGAAGACTTGACCGCCGGCAAGTGGAGTCTGCAACGGGCATTTTCTAAGCTTGATACGGTCGCTCAGCAGTCCGATGCGGCTACCCGGCAGGTGATCTACGAAGACTCGATCAAGAAGGGAATGTCCCATCAGCAGGCGTTGATGCGCACGCTTGAGTCGATGAACTTTAGCCGCCGGGGGACGTCGCCCAGTATGTACTTGTTGGCCAGTCTGACGCCGTTTATGCACTCGCAGGTTCAAAGTCTGGACGTTCTGTATCGCTCGATGCGCGGGCAGTTGCCGGGTGCCGATAAGCTTACGACCATGCAGCGGTTTACTGCGCGGGCTGCGCTGTTGGCCATGTCATCCGTGGCATATGCCGCGATCATGCAAGACGATGAGGACTACAAACGCGCTAAGCCAGAGGAGCGCTACGGCAACTGGTGGGTGCCGACGTTGGGTTTGACCAAAGAGAACTGGATAAAAATCCCAATCCCATACGAAGTTGGATTCTTCTTCAAGGCTCTGCCCGAAGCTATTGTTAACATGGCGATGGGCGATGAGAAGGTTGGTCCCGGAATGGAAGCGCTCGGGCGTTTGCTTAGCCAATCTCAGCCGCTTAGCATGCCGCAAGCACTCAAGCCAATAACAGAAGTGATGCTTGGTTCATCGTTCTATTCTGGGCCTATTGAGTCGCCACACGAAAAAGAAATCCTGCCGCAGTACCGCTACCGTACCAACAGCACGGAGCTTGCCAAGATGCTCGGCGGTGTGGGTGGATTGTCGCCAATCCAAATTGATTATCTGATCCGCGGCTATACCGGCGGTGTGGGTATGGCGATCACCCAAATGGCCAACGTGTTTCTGCGCGCGCCGGAAGCTGCGAATGTGGAGCAGCCCACTACAAAGCTCTCAGAGGTTCCGCTCTTTGGCTCGCTCTTCCAAACTTCTGAAGGCCGCGGCGCGCTCGATGCTACGTACAAGCTTATCGAAGAAATTCAGCAGTACAAGGGCGCGTACAACAAACTTATTCAGGACGGCAAACCCGAAGAAGCCATCAAGTTTGCCAACGAAAACGCTTCGGTCTTGGCCGCATCGAGCATGGCCGGCTACATGAAGAAGACTTTGGGCGAGATGTCCAAGCAGGCGCGTATGATCAAGTCCTCGCCACAAATGACTACGGAACAGAAGGATGTGGCACTGGAGAATCTGTACATCTCTCAGCTTGCGCTGTCGCGTAACTTCCTCAAAGTCGCCGAAGGAACCACACTCCGATAAGGCCGTCCTTGATCCCGTAGGTAGCTATGGGCCGAATGCGATAGCGAACCGCGGCCTTTAGTCCATCTTCAATTACTTTGTCGGGGCTAAGCGTGGGCACAAAGAACCCACGCCCGATGCTAATCTTTTTCCACGGATAATGAATCTTCGTCGGCATCTGTTTTCTTACGGCTTATGTGTAGCGCGTTCACCCGCATGGTTGGCCCTCCTGTTTTGGCCAACATATCTTTCTTGATGTACGTAATCGCGTGTGTCTGGGCTAGTTCAGTCTTAAAGTCGTTGTATGCAAAGCTCATGCTGACGCAGTGCTGCCTGAGTAAATTCTCTTCGATGAAGTAGTCTATGTATCCGGGCTTAATTAGCCCGTGTTCCACACGCCCCATCACTTTCGAGCGCGTGATTGATTTCTCTACCGTATCACCATCACCCCACGCCGCCAGCAGTCGACCCTCGGCTTTCTTCAGAACGATGAACCCGCCGTAGTTCTCCCGAGTAAATGAGTTCAGCACATCGTCAGCGCTGCGTACATTGCTTGAGATACTCCCCCGCGCTTTAAATACCAACTCTTTAAGCGCATCGATCACGTGCTGGACAGGCACATCTATTATGTTGGCATAATTCTTGCTTAACAAAATCCCCGCTGTAACCACCTCGGTGCATGCCACATGCCAGTACCGTTCGTCATCCGTAAACTTAAATTCCTTCTCTAGCTGCAAGTGAACTTGGGGCATGATGTCTTTGATGACTTTGCGGTTCTGTACCATCCAGCGCACCCAAGCCTCCCCGGCAACACCGTAGTTGCGTTTAAGCAATTTCAGGGTCTCGCGTTCTTCTGCGTTCCAGTGCAACTTCACATTGGGCGTCCACTCCAGCATCCGCAATAGCTCACCATTTGAGCTAAATTTGCGGGCACCCGCCATGTAATCTGTTAAGTTTTCATTTGAAGTTAGCGTACATGTTAATCCCCACGTGGTGTCGTTAACACGTTCCTTGTTGGCGCCGGCCTCCATGCGCTCCTTGCCCTTGCCCTCAGACATGTCGAAGATGAACCCCGGCGCCCACTCCATATCTTTGCGGTGCTGGCCGGTTATCTCGTCCACTAGCAGGGGCATGCTGTTTAAGTTGCCTGCGCGGTTCTGCATCGCCACAGGCGATGTGCCCTTCCCTGTGCGGTAATGCACTGGGTGACCCCAGACTCCTGCCTTGGCGCTTAGCGTCAGTGACTTACCTGTACCAGACTTGTTGGCCCCGATGTGCCATACGAACCCTTCGTACTCGGTGAAGTGCATTAGTGGGCAGCCAAACGAATCAAGCGCAACAGCCAAGAGCGTATACATCTTGCGCTCGATAAACAGGTTCCAGACCTTGCGCCAATCCTCTAACGTGCCCTTGGACTGCGTGATCCGAGTGATGTTCTCCAGCCCCGGCATGGGCACCGTAGTAACGGAGCCGTCTTTGTTGAAGATCCTGCCGTTATAAACAAACGATCCGTTTTCCTGCCAGCCCGCCTGTAGCGGCACCGTAACTACCTTCTTGTTGAGTGATGCCTGCTCGACACACGCCCGCACATAGTTGAACAGGTTGATGTCGCTGCCCTGACCGTACGAAGAAATAATGTTCTGGTTCGCCAGCCATTTAACAGTCTCATCTTTACTTACTGCCGCTTTCTGCGGCATGTTGATCAGCACCGGGCCGTCCGGGCGCACCGCTACCATGTGAACTAGGTGGTCGTGCTGGTACTTCAGGATGTCGATTACAAACAAGTCGTAGGGCAGAATCTGTCTCTGCACCGTCATCTTCTTGCCCTCTTCGTCCTTCTCTTCCTTCTGGCAATACACCCCGCCGTTGATCCCGTAACTAAATCCGCGCGGTGGCTCTGGGCGGGTGACCTTGATGGGCGCGGGCTTAACTACGTCGTCATCGTCATCTTCCGCATCTATCCCGAAGAGCGCCTCTTCGGCGTCTTCATCCGTTGCGTTGATCGTGATTTCTTTCGTGGTGTTGTCCGTCTGAATCTCGCGGCCAAACTTGAGCGGGTTAGTAATCTGCCCCCAATGTACACACGATGTACACACACCGGGGTTTTCACTGTCCATCTTGATGCAGGGATAAGGCCCCTTAATCTCCGCAAGCTTCGCGTTCATTCGCTCGCTAGTGTACGGATGCAGCGCAGTTAAGTCAGACGCGGCCTCTTCGGCATCCGTGCAAACCTTGGCCCACGACAGCAGCCCACGCCATACAGGCTCCATCCCATCTTGAGCGGCGTGCTCGCGGTAGTACTTGATCTGCCCACAGCCCGACTTTTCTTCGACTAACTTAAATACTGTGGCGCTATTGGCCACAAGCTTTAGCTGCGTAACGGACTTGGTCGGGCGCTTACCCGGTAAATTAAGTGGAGCGGCTGGCTCAAACATAGGGGCGACAAGCTTTGAGAGAATCTGGCCCAAGAATTCTTCAAAGACAAACGTATCCCCTTCCGCCAGTATCTTGACCTCACGGGGTTCTGGGTATTTCTTTTTGTGGTTCCATGTCCCCGGAACACGAAGCACCCGCGCAGCATCTGCCGGCACCGTCCAGTCTATGTGCAGCCCCTCTTGTTTACAGAGGCGCTTGAAGTTCTCAGCAGCCGGCTTCCAAATGCTTACGTTGACGGTCTCAGTGAACGGCCAATAAGCGTGGATGCCGCCGCCAGAACTGACAATCCACGGTATCCCAAATTGGGAGAGACCTGTTTTCTCAAGAAACCCGTTGAGCGCTAATGCTGCGGCCTTCTTAGTTTCGTACCCATCCATGTCGATGAAGAACGACTTGATGGTCTGTGCATTGACTGCCTCTCGGCTGCGGCTTTCCTTGAATGTGGCTAGCGCAAAATAAACGTCATACTTTCTTTCGTTCCATTCGTCGATCTTAGCTTGCAGGTCTTCAATGCTTTCACCAAAGACATGCTCTTTCTTACGCGATAGTTCTGCGGCACAGTAATACCCGTTGCCCGGAGGCGGCAGAACCTGCGTTAAAAAACGCAACGGCACCATAAACGCCCCAAGTTACGGGTTGATATTGAACTTCTTGCACGCTTCTTGGTATGCAACCTCGGGGTCCGGGTTGGCCCGCAAAATTTGAATAAGTGCCTCGATGATCGGCCGATAAGCAGGGAAGACCTCCCGGCCCGAGAACCAGTTGTAGACAGACTGGCGCGTAGCGCCCGTGATTTTAGCTATGCGCATGACCGAGAAGTCTCGGTAGATAGACCAGCGCCCAAGCTGGTTACCCAGTGTCTTGGGTGCTTCAGCTACGGCATCAATTGTTTTCTGTGTATACGACATAATTAGCGGGGGCACGAAGCCCCCAGCCCCTCTAAGATTTATTCCCAGTCATCGACCATAGCAAGAAGATTACTCTTCTTCGCAGGCACGGCGCTAGCCTTCTTCTCTTCCTTGCGGACCACAGGCTCCTCGGCCGCATCATCGTCGGCCACCAACGCCTCAAGCTGCGCGGATTTGGCTTCTGCTTTTGCTTCCGACTTAGCTTCTACCTTGCGGTCGGGGCGCGCGCCGAGTGCCAATGGTGCTGGGGCAGTAGCTTCGTTCTTAGAAAACGACATCGTGATCGCCTTGACAGCATCATCGGATTTGCTCTGCATCTCAATCGTCGGCAGATCGTCGCCATCAACCCACGCCATTGCCTTGAAGAACATCTTGGGCGACTGACTCTTCGTGTCAAACTTGATGCGCGTAACAACGTCGCTTGGCTCGATCTTCTGCGCAACCAGATACCGGGCGTATGCCTGTAACGGACGATCTTCACCCTTTGCGTCTTTGTCCCAGATCGAGGTGGCTGGTACCTGAAGGGCCAAAACATCGCCGCCAACATCGTTCGGTAGCACAACAGCCAAGCGCTGTTGATAACGGCAAGCCCGTGAGTTACCCTGACCCGAGCCGGCGACGTTTTTAGGGCAGGTTGCGCAAGAGTCCGACTGCTTATTAGTTGAGTCGTTACTTGGCGTCATTCCGTCCGCGGACCAGCAGTCAGGCGAAGTTGCTTCGCCATCATACGACTTCGCGTACCAAACCCGGCCAATGTGGGTAGCGGCATTAATGATCACGACATCGAGGAAACGATCCTCAATTGCAGCAATCTCTTTGCCGCCGTGATACAAACGGAATACTCCGCCTGCAATACTGATTCGCTTGCCACCACTACTGCCGCCACCACTGAGGGCTTTGGCCATGGTTGAGAGTTCGGTCCGCGCGCGGACATGAGCAGGGGCTTGCGCGGGATTGAAAATAGCTACGTTGGACATTTGTGAAAGTGCCTTATTTAGAAGTTGGCTTTTTGACAGTGATGCTGTACTCCGACATAGAGTTCAGCCCGGGGGGAACAAGACCGGGGTTCTCTTCTAGAAACTGCGCCATGTTGGTCTGCGCTACACGCTTCTCCAACAGATCAACAGCTTCGTGTTCGATAACGAACTTCTTGAACGAGTCCCAGTCCTGCGTAGAGTAGCGTGTCTTTTGGGACAGCACCACAGTACCTTCTACAGTGCGAACGGATGCCAGCCCAAGCGCCAGCATTTGATCCTTGATCGCAAGCTTAACCTGTTCCTGCTGGGCCTTGATTGGCTCAACAGCGTTCTCATACTCGGCAGTCAGCTCCTGAATCCGGGCTGACATCTTACGATAAACACGGACGAGTTTGTCCATCTGAATGGTGTCTTCGCTCACTTCATACTCCTAAGTTTGTCTAGTGTTTGACATTCTACACGATCTGTTTGACAACGCAAGTGGATTTTTTACGCTTTGATCTCCTCATTAAAAAGGTTCACCAGCAGTGCGTGTTCGCTCACCTTGCTATTCATCGCCTTGAACATCTCGCGCTCTATGTGGCTGCTCTGAAGATGCACAACCGTTACCTTGTCCGAGTCCTGACCCTTACGATCTGCGCGGGCGATACACTGCGTATACATCTCAACCGACATGAGCGGGCCAAAGAATATGACCGTGTCAGCGGCAGTCAGCGTCAACCCGTGCGCAGCAGCCTGTGGCTGCATTACCAACACCCGCAGGTTGTCCGTGGTCTGAAAATCGTGAATGATTTTGTTGCGTTTGGCGGGGCTGACATCGCCTTGGATCTGCTCGGTGGGGTAACCCTTTTTGTTTAGGTATGCGGCCACCGCGTCGATGCTGCTACGGAACATGGCAAAGATCAGCACCTTGCGTTTGGTCTCTTGCAAGACTTCTTCCAACACCGCCAACCGCGGGCTGGCATCAAACTCGATTACTTCTTTGTCGTCTGTGTACGCCGCGCCACATGAGATCTGCAAAAGCTTACTCACCGCTACACCCGCGTTGACTGCGCTGATGGTTTCCCCGGCGGCTCTAACCATCATCTGTTCTTTGAGTAGCCGGTAGTACTTGCTTTGCTGCGGGGTCATAGGAACATCGCGCGTAATCGTCACAACCGGCGGCAGATCTAGGCACTGACCTTTTGTAAATCGGATCGCGGGTTGCAGCGCATCAAACACAAGCTCGGCAGCGTTGGGCTTGGGCGCCCACTTGAACTGCGTGATCTTGTGCATCGTCATGTCGCGCCACGCCGACAAATACTTCGGGATGCCGCCCGGATTCACTAGCTTGGCCAGACCGTAGGCATCCACAGGGGACTGCGACGCAGGCGTACCAGTCATCATCCACAGGTAGGTCTCCGGCTTAATAATCGATGCGAGCGCTTTCCAACGGTTGGTTGATGCGTTCTTGTAGCAATTCGCTTCGTCAACAATGATCAGATCAAAGCGTCCGTCGTTGTTGATCTCTTGGGCTACTAGTGCCAGCCCGTCGTAGTTGGTAATAACAAATGTGTAGTCCTGCTGAATCATCTCGATCCGGCGCGAAGACTGTGTGTGGTGCGCAACCACCGCACTCCTGTGCATGATGGCGTTGTTCAAGTCCTGCATCCACGCCGACTGCATAATCGAGAGCGGGCACAGCACCAACACCCGGCGCACATAACCCTTCTCAATCAGGTAGTCCGCGGCCCACAACGCGGACATTGTCTTGCCTGTGCCGGGATCATTGAAACAAAACGCCCGCCTGTGCATCGTCAGAAAAGCGGCAGTATCTATCTGGTGCTGCATGGGCCTGTAGCGTCCCGGCCAACTGTACCGCTTGGTGATGGGCGAAGGTACGTTTTTTACGCCAAGATTGTGTAGCACCCTCGCTTCATCTAGCCCCCAGTAGACGGCCACCTCATGGATGCCATCATCATCTGCTTCCAAGACCTTATGCTTGGGAATGATTGAGTACTTGTCGGGGTTGCGCGTCCTGAAAAGAAGCGCTTTGTTTTCAATGATCTGCATGTTAGCGAGTAAAGCCTAAATATTTAATGCGATCTAGCAGGGTAGGGCGCAGCCGCTTCCCCCAAAGAAGTGAATCTTGCAGGCGCTCCATGTCCCACGAAACCCACTTGGGTTGCTGCTTACGATAGTACCCTGTACACATCTGGGATTTGTCCCAGTCTTTGACAAACTGTCCGTTGACCAGCATTTAGCGTCTCCTGTCAGTTAAAAACAACAATCGCGTAGGCACACAGGCAGGCTACGTATAGCACTGCGAGGAAAGCCAGCCAGTTTAAGAGTAGGTTGATTCGCATTCTTGGGGCCTCGGTAAGTTGCGTAGGTGGTAGGCGTAGTCCGGCTCATTCTTGAGCGCGGCGTTTTTTAATCTTTCTTCATTCGTTTGGGGTTTTTTTCTAGGTCCCGGCTCTTTGCCCGACAGGCTGTACACCATGTACATCCGGGTTTTAGAACCATCCATAGGGACCTCTCTGCGCAGCAGCACACCCTCAAAGTAGAATTTTCGCAATGCGTTTTTAACTGCGCCCAAGGTCCGGTTAGGTATTAGCACCTTAGACGCCGGCAGTTCGCCGTGTTCTTTTAAGTATTCAAGTATTGGGTGTGTCATTTGGGTATTCTTCTTGATGAATGCTGTCGTAAAGTTTTTGTAGGTCGTAAATCCAGTCTTGCAGCACATCTAGTTGCAGTATCCGATAGGCATCATCGAATTCTGGTTTGGTAGCCACCACGCCTTCTTCTTTTATCGTATCCCATTTCAAGTTAATCATTGTTCGTTTCATATTAAAGCCTCTGGTACGTTGGACAAATCCAACTTGGGTTTACGTTTGCGCTTGATTTTCTGGACGATGTGCGGGTACGGCGGCATATGCCAGACCCACCGTACTACATTGCCTTCGTCGTCAAGGATTCCGTATTTCACCACCGTTTTTCTCCCTGAGTTTTTGGAACATCTCCTGCAATTTTTCTTCAATAAAACCCATGTGGTTGCCTGACCACGCATCCCAAGTTGCAATACGCTTTTGATTAATAGTCAAATCACCATCCGGGCTGTTCATAACAAGCCTTCCCATTTCTTTGCAGCTTGCGGTAAAACTTTTTGGTGCTTCTTGGTCGGGGCAGATTGTAAATGTGTAAGGTAGTTTAGCCACCGTTCTTCTCCTTGAGCTTTGCTTGAGTTTGCAAAAGCATAAGTTCAGTTTTTCCTCTCAAACGGTCGTCGCACAAAATTTCAGCAAACTCTGCTCGGGTCAGGTCAACCCAATGGCGCTGTGTTTTGCACTTGTCGCATTGACAGACAACGTGCAGCGGACCTTCTACTTTTATGTGTGGCTTTGCCAGCCTATCGCGCAGGGCAGTGATGGCTTTGTGTTGTCTCTGGAGTTGTTCTTTGTCCCCGTAATCTTCAAGGACTGGCAAATTCCATTCCAACGCTTCCAGCGCCTGTTGCATAAGTTCTCGGTCGGTCATGTGTTCTTCTCCTTAAGTGCTTCTTCTATTTCGTTGAATAGCGTGTCCCATTCTTCTACAGTCATCTGGTCTGCTGTCCAAAAACCTTCCTTATCTTCCTCCGTCAGCCCAACCCAATGGCGCTGTGTTTTGCACTTGTCGCATTGGCAGACAACGTGCATTGGGCCTTCGACTTTTATGTGTGGCTTTGACAGCCTATCGCGCAAAGCCAGAATGGTTTTGCAAATCAAACAATCGCATCCGTACAAACCTTCTGGTTTAGATTGATCTGATGCGTATTCCAGCGCATTTAGCGCCTGATGCATTAGTTCGCGGTCAGTCATGATTCAATCCCGAAATGTTCTTTAAATGCCTCGACCATTCTTTTGCAAGCGAGGTCATACCCAATAACAAAATGTGTATCAGTTCTTGGTTCCCCTCTAATCTCTGAGGCAATATCTAAACATTCCCGCACAATCAACTCGGCGAACTTTTCCAAATCTGTTGTTAAGCCGGTAATACTGATTGGATGTGAATTTGGAATCATGGCAATGCCAGCCTGTATAGCAAGTTCTTTGATTCGTTTGTTCATGTATTTTTTACCGTGTTTTGTTGTAACAATGCTATTAAAATATCTTTCTTTTTCATCAATTGATAGTATCTATCTGTATGGCCCGGTGAATTTGGATTGTTATATCTAGGATGATTTAGCTTCATCTCTTGGTTTGTTTCTAACAACTCCCGGTGTAGCGCTTCTTTGTTCAAACTCTCCGCAACACCTTGCTTTTTATTTCGTTCGTTCATGATTCAATCCAATTAGCAAAGGTTAAAACGCGGTCAGTGCTGTTTGCCCATCGGTCAAATTCATTTAACGGGCAGGAAACGTCAACAAAAAACTCGGGGAATGACCAATACCGAAACCGATAGGCCCTGTTGTTTTTGTACGCAACAGCAGCAAACTTAAAAAAATCACGGCCTACTTTGTAACCTTTGCGTTTGAGCATGGTCTTAAACTGACTTGGACTCATGCCCCACAGTTGATTGCGATTTGGCCTTTCGGTTTTCCATTTCATTTCTCTCCCCTTGCTCGGATGGCGGCTGCCATTTCTTGCGCCCACTGCCTATCAATTTCATCAGCGGCAAGGTCTGCTTGTTTGTCCATCGACTGGGCAATTAACTCACGCTCGGCCTCAACGCTTGCTACGACAACCTTCGACCAAGATTCCGTAACCTGCCACTCCAACTCTTCCAGCAGATCTTCCATCGCGTCACCATGTCCGGTTGCATAGCCCAGCGATACCATCCACTGCGCCAGTTTGTTGCGCTCGGCTGCGGCGACAAGGGCGGCAAAGCGTTCAAGGGCTTTGGGGTGTGTTGTGTGGCACGATGGCAAATTTGCCCCCCGCGCTAAACGGATGATTTCTTCTTTAGTCATTTTTGTCCTCTTGCTCTGATAGCAATGGCGCAATTGTTGGCTTCTGCAATGTGTTCAGCAGAATAAACAAGAGCATAAATGTCGGTTGTGTATTTGTATCCTTCGGCTCTTTCTTTGCAAACAATCGCGCATTCTTCTCGCTCTTGTTTGATCGCCCAAAGAATTGCATTTCTAATACTTTCGTTATTTTGCAAAGCGTTATCAATAATTTCTTCTTGATTCATTTGAATTCCTTAAAACGGGGCGTCTGGCACTTTTGACGTGTCGGTCTTGGGTTTGCGCTGGCGTTTGATTTTTTGGACGATGTGCGGGTACGGCGGCATATGCCAGACCCAACGCACGACGTTACCCTCGTCGTCAAGGATTCCGTATCTCATTTTTCTCTCGCAGTTTGGCTTCTACATCTTTAACTAATTTAATCAAAGCCGGGGCGTCTTCGTAACTAGGCCACCAACTAGGCAGGGATTTAATTTCCTCATTCGTCAGCCCGACCCATGAGCGTTCTGGACAACAATGACCGCACCGAGGGCAGTCAATCACTAACTCCTGCCGACCCGGAAGATGTTCAAGGTGGTTCTGGGTTTTCCAATTCATTGCATCAGCGTAGCCTTGGCGATATCCGCGTTCGTAGTCAGTCATTTCTCTCCCCTTTCACGAATGCGACGTGCCAAGTTGATGCATACGGTGTGAGCGAGGGTGCTTGAATTATCTCTTGCATCATCACAAACCTTGGCGCACTCCTCCCGCTCATGTGCGGCAACAATCTCGGCAAAGCGAATGAAATTGTCACCCATATGGGCAACCTCACCCGCCGTAAACCCAGCCTCCCGCGCCATGCGAATGATGTCTTCTCGTGTCATGGGTTTCCCGTTCGGTAATTTTGATTCATGATTAGTAGTCCTTCCTGCGAATTTTTCCCGTTCGGTAATCATGCGATCTTGTCCTTGAACCCGCTCGGGGCTAGTCGTTTATGGCAAGCCTCGCACTTCCATCGAAACCCGTTACCCTTTGATGTTGGGACTTTGTGGCTTGCAGGATTCACTCGGCACTGCTGGCAGTTATGTTTCATTTCCACGACCCACCCCGCGCAGCCATCTGACCGGCCAGAAATGCGGCTTTGTACGCACCGTCATTGGTGTTAGCCCGCATCAGTTGTTCCTTAAGGTGGTTAATCTCAACTTGAGATTGTTCGTTTGCCGCATCCCATGCCGCAACCCACGCATCGTACATGTGTGCTTCTAGCGGGTTGTAGCTCCCCACCGGGGTGTTTTTTCCGTGAGTAATTAACCACCATTCACGCCAAGCTTCAGACATCTTGTTCTTCATTAGTACCTTCCGTGTATTTAACCCAAACTTCTTTGGGCATTTCGATTGTCATTACGCGATAGTTGCATAAAGAACATACCCTGCGCCGTTCGACCCAATCAAAATTTCTAGCGGGGTCTTTCCACTGCCGGGTATCTTTAGTTCTCATTGATTCAAAGCACTCTGGACACTTCATAGGTATACGTGAGAGATCCAGTCAGTCTCGGGGTTCTGCGCAAACAGCATTTCGTGTCGCACCTTGGCGCCCATCAGTTGTAGTTGTTGCAAAGTCTTGGTCTTAACTCCGCCATAGGTCACCCACTCTTTAGGGTTCTTCACGTGCGGCACATACATATCGACCCCGTGCATGAAGCACGGTTGCAGGGTTGTTTCAAGTTCTGGCGTAGCTTTGGGTTTAACTTTCATACAGTCCTCAGTGTTTAGGATTAAATTCACAAGACGTAACAACACACCACGGGCAGAGCGGCGTCTGCCGTGGGTTCCAAACATCGTTCTCAAACGCAGCTTCTAACCGGGCTACCCGCTCGCGGTACTCCCACCACGCCTTCTCTGCCTCGCCGCGCTCCATCGACATCGTGACCATGTCGTTCTTCACAACAAACAACAGTGCCGACTTCACTTGGCGGATATGTGGGAAGTGAATGAACACCATCAGCGACATCAGCTTTAGCTGATCAGTGTCCGGGTAGCGGTTATTCCCAGTCTTATAGTCAGCTACCCATGCAGTCAGATCGTCATCGTCCACGATCAAAAGGTCCGCGATCCCGCGTGCCCACATGTTGTCCGCAGCCCATGCGCAGGGTTTAAGGTCACTAGTCACCGCCATCTGGTACTCGGTCAGCTTTCTTCCCGGCTTTGTCATCAGCGCATCGAGCACAGGCTGAACAAACTCAAACTGTGCCGGCAGTGGCGTGCCGTGTGCCACATAATGCTCCGCCGCGGTATGCAGTTCTTTGCCGTAGAGGGTGGCCTGCGTGTCCGTGAACGGATAGTTCTTGAGTACTTTGACCTCATGGTAGCGGCGCGCGCAGCCCTCGAAATCTTTGAGGCTGGAGTGGCTCCACGTAACTTTCTTCTCAATCATTGCTTGGCATCCCCGTAACGTAAACTCGTACCGCCATCCGCGGCCAAAGGTATCCCCGGCATGTAAGACGGCTCCATTGTCATCTGCTCCAGCACCCAGTCGAGTGCCTCTTGCGCTTCATTCTCGGGCGCTAGCGCGATGAGTTCGTCATGCACAGTCCCCACCACAGGGTAGCGTTTAGATACGCGCAGCATGCCGTCTGTCATCACGATCCGAGCGAGTGCTTGGGTGATGTTGTTGGTGATCTTCCCGGCGTAGAGCTTCGTTGCATCCTTGCCGTACACCCAGTTGCCGTCTGCATCCTTGCGCAAGTTGGGATAGCGAATCTTCATGCCGTTGGGTAGCTCGATCTCCTCAAACCGGAAGGTCAGGCATTTGTGCGTGTGCTCTTTGCCTTCAACTAAGCAGTCCACCAACAGCTTCGTGCACAACGCCCACAGGCCGACAACCGGATAGGCAGTAGCCCGGTACGTGTCGATGATTTTCTTGGCTGCTACGGCGTGTATAACCAGTTGATTGTCGGTGCAAGTGTGGGGGATCTCAAACAGGCGCTCTTCGTTTTCTTTGCGCAATAGAAACTGCTTTACGTACTCCCAGTTCACCCCTAGTTGCTTGGCAAACTTTTTGTCATACCGGATCGGCGGTGCCCCGAGGAACCCCACCATCAACTGCGACGCGAACGATGCCCACCCCAGCCCGTACCCACACCCCAACAAAGCCGATTTCGCCGACTGACGCAGGTCAGGGTGGCTCTCTTTAGTCATGCCGGGGATGTTGAACATCTGCGCACCAAACGCCGCGTATGGGTCCGCACCTGAACGAAAGATGTCGAGCATGTCCTCGTAGTCCGAGAGCCAAGCGAGCACGCGCGGCTCGATCTGGGACAGGTCACCCACTACTATCGTGTGGCCCATCGGCGCTAGTATCGCCTTGCGTAGGAAGCTCCCGCGCTTTAGGTTCTGCATGTTGATGGCACTGCCCTTGCTCGCCGTCCAGCGCCCCGTAGTGGCCCCGTAATAGCTCAGCGGCACAGGCAGAGCACCGCGCCTACTAATATCAAGGAACCGTTGCGCACGGGTGCGCTCGGTCGTGCTCTTAACCTTGAGCCTAGCCTCGCATAGCAGAACAGCCTCGGCATTGTCGCCGTTCATGATCGCTTGAAACATGGCGTCGTTTTTGGCCAGCGCGAGCGTCTCTTCACCCGTGGTCTTGCTGATTTTTTTAGGCGCGGGTACCCCAACAGCTTCGAGTAGCTGGGCAAACTTCGGGTTCGACGCCAGATCAGCGTCTGTGATTCCTAGATTGGTTAGTAGTGCTTCGCGCTGTTCGCGCTCTTCATCGATAGCCTTGGTCAGCATCATGCCGTCAAGTAACAGCCGCGGCTGTGTGTACATGCGTAGCGTTAGATCAATCAGTCGAAGCTCACTCTTAGGGTACCCGGCAGATAGCCGGTGGAATATCTCTTCGCACAGCATCACATCGTGCGCACAATACTCAGCTAGCTCCGCTTCAATCTCAGGCGTAAGCTCTTCCAGCCCGTCTGTATTGTGTACGGCGTTGCCCTTGGGCGGTAGCTCAAATTCCTGAGCTAGCTGCGCTAGCGAGTTTCCTGCCTCGGTGCCGCGCAGTGCGCGGGCCATACTGAGCGTGTCCAGAATAAAACACGGGTGGCAGTCATATACCCACTCAAGAATAGATACATCGAACTGGGCGTTGTGCGCAAGGATTGCTGTCTGGGTCCAGTCGTATTGAGCGAGCGCGGCATGTAAGTCCTCGCCGTTGTACCAGCATGGGGGTTCGTCCGATCCGTACTCATGCAGGCAAGCACCAAACGCTTTGAACCGGGGGTCGCGGATGTACTCCTCGGTGGTCATTTTGGATAGCGTGTAGTCCGCCTTAGACCAGCGCGTCTCAAAGTCTATCGTGACTATTTGTTTGAAGGGTTTGGCGTTACTCAATTGTATTTCTCTCTCGGTGGGGCGTCTTGCATCGCTGCGGTTATTGATTTCGTGATTAGGTCGTTCATGTGCTGCACCATGCTGTATACATCGTCAGCACCCGCGTTAAAAGACAAGATCGTCATGTGCTTAGAGTCATCGTTCGTATACAAAAACAGCGCATGTCCTTTTGAATCTGGCTCATTACATGTGGTCAGCGCGTCGAACAGCATCGTCATCTGCGCCAATTTGGTTCTCTTTATGCTTTCTTCGTTGTCCATTCCAATAGCTCCGTAAGTACGTGTAGGTTGTCTTCGTTGATCACTAGGGCGTAGCCGCCTGCGTCGAATATCCGGTCGATGTGCGCCTGTTGTAGCGCCGTCGGCTTGTTGCTCCCGGCCTTGGCCTCGATGCCAATGAAGCGTCCGTTACAGCAAACTAAAAAGTCCGGCACGCCGTGGTTACCCATGCCGTTACTGACAGGCATTACCCAGTAGGCCCCGTTCTCGGTCAGAATCGCTTTGATTTTCTTTTTGACCGCGCTTTCTGGTTTTAGTCCCATGTGGGTATAGCCCCTATCTCAATTGGTCGTAGTACAGCAGCGCCAGTTCTTCAGTCACGAACTCAACAGCCCAATGATCCGGGTCCGGGTAGCCCAACAGCTTCGCCACGTATGCGCGTATGGCCGGCAAGTCTGCGTATTTACTGAACGCTTGCTGAGCGTGTGCGTGTGTTACAAAGTTCTCTATTAGGCTGTCTGGCGTGTCTTCTAGGTCATCCATCCAGTACTCGGGCGGCATGCGGTTGTCGTAGGACTCTTGGATTCTGTTTAGGGTTGCTTGAGTTTGCTTCATGTTGTTTGGCGTTGGGTTAGCGTGGTGTATATGTGAGGGGGGTATGTATATTCCGCGCCCCCTCTGTTCGCGGTGTGGGAGTGTAGGTAAGGCCCAAGATCTCGTAGCCGGCGACCCAACCTACGACGGGACACACAAGATATACAAGCCACGTGTGAGCACCGCCCGATATGCACGCCGGCCTAGTTCTGTTCAGGTTTCTGGTTCTCTGACAGGTCTTCTAACCTGTCGATCTCGCGCTGGAGGTAGTACCGGGCTTTGCGCAGGTCTTGTAACGCGTTGCCCTTGTGATCAGCGCGAGCGATGTATTTACCCACCTGCCACAGCAGTGGGTTCTTGGGGAACCAGTCTTGCAAGACTTCAATGACTTCGTAGTAGCCGAATGTGTAGTGCTTGGGACGGTTGACTGGGTCGTTCATCTGTATCTGTATCTGTGGCTTGGCTGGCTTTGGTGGGGTCGTGTGTGCGTAGATCATGGGCGTGCCCTTGTTTGGTTGATTGAGGCTATAGGTTAGTTTGGCTGCTTTGGTCTGTCAAGCGTTTTACAAAAATATTGGTGATCTTGGTGGTTTCGTGATGGACGGCACGATGTTGGCCCACAGTTTCGCTACGTCTGAGCGCTCGGGTTCGGGCCACTGAAGCGGGTTCTCGCCGGGTGCTAGCGTCTCTTTGAGGAACTCTCGGGTCTTCAGTCTGCCAATCACGCCGTGTAGCATCGAGATAGCAGCGTCGCAGAACACGATTGTGTTGGGGTCTCCAATCTTCTTGGCGTAGCGCTTCTGTCGAGTGATTAGGTCCATCTCGTGTCTAACATGAGACACCCAATCATTCCATGCCTGCGTACGTGGGCGCCCCCATCTCTTCTTTGAGGCTTCGCTGCACGCCTTGGACTTGCGTTTGACTTTGGCTTCTTGCACACGAACTGCGGTGGATGGGCGTATGTCTCCGGATGCTACGAGTTCGTTCAGTTCATGAATGGTTAGCTTTGACAGTTTACGCTCTGTGGGGGGTCGGCAGGCTTTGCAATAGTTGGATGTGAACTCGACTCGGTGCTCCCCAGAGTAGCCCCTTGCCATTGCGTGTTGGCGTGAGATTGTATAGATGAACTCCTTGGGCGGCAGAATCCGGTTGCATTTTGGGCAGTGTACGGCGTGAGTCATGGCAGATCCTCCTTAAAGGCCAAATACTAGCAAAAAGTTTGGACGCTGGCAAACCCTTATGTAGCCTGTGTTTCCGTGGGGGATACCTAAAACGTAAATTTCTTATGTCGCTTACTAGCTTTTTGATTGGACGCACTCAAGCCCGCGTGTAGTCTAGGTTTCAGGGGGGTAGCGTGCCACACGGGATCGATTTTAAAAAAATAAAAGAACCTAAGCCGGGAAGGGAGCGAGAGTCCGGGCGTCCACGTAGGTGTATTAATATATAAGATATAGATATAGATATATATATAGGTATTCGCCGGACTTTGACATTGGGCGCTAGGATTGACGCGGGTTACAGAGCGTCCGGGGGTGCGGACAAATCGGGATAAATTTAGACTGTTGCAAAAAAACAACATTTGTCTAATCTTTTACAGCTTAACGCGCCTGCAACCCCCACGGTCGGCATAACGAACGCGCCTGCAACCCCGGCGGTCGCCCCTATGGGGCGGCAAGTATTGCCGATACGATGGGCACAAAAAAGCCCCCGAAGGGGCGGAGAATGCGCCGGCCCGCGGGCCGGCACTGGTGCGCTACAGGTACCCGAGGTGAAGCCCTTTTTCGTCGCGAACCTCGATGATGTATGCGATGCGCGCCGTGGGCGCGCGGACTACCCGGTAACTCCACTCGGTGTCGTCGGCCTGTAGTTTTGCCGCTAGGGTAGCGGCCTGTGCGTGGGTGGGGTGAAGCTTCATTCGTTCGTCCCGTTTTCAATGTAGCGAAGCCAGCGATTAACGTCGGCGGTGCCGATCCAGTCCCCCCGGGTTCCGTCGGATTGCGGCCCGAATTTACTAGTTTGCAGGTGCGCGCGGAATTCGTGGATGCGCTCGATTAGTCCGACGATTCGCTGATTTGCGCCGGCGTTTTCGGTTTGCAGTTTGTGTATGTGATTCACGGCCTAGGCTCCGGTAAAGTAGCGGGATTGCGTCCCGTGCGCAATGATTGCGGGCGATGCCCTGCGGGTGTTTTGTCCGGCGCCGTCGCATGCTGCGCAGTCGATGCACTGCAAGCGTTTCCCGGCTTCATCCGATGCGGGGCATGCGAATTCACCGGGCGCTAGCGCGTCGGTTTCTAAGCGGATCCGGAAGGTTCTCCAGCCACTCGCGCGGGCGTCTAGCAGTTCCGCGGGATTGTCTACGCTCGCCATACATAACTCGGCGATGCCCTGCGCGAACCCTGCGCGCCACTGGTGACTGTATCCTGTATGACCCGCGGCTAATGCCAGAATGGACCGCCACACCCGGGCGCGAATCATGGCCGGATCGCCATAGGCGCCAAGTCTTACCATGCGGCCCGCGATAATGCGGCGCAATTGTGCGGGCGAAACCCTAGGATATAAACCGGCTTTCAGCGCGCGATAAACCGACCCGATCCCGAAGTGCGTCACGTAGCAAGTACGCTTGCCTGTTACCGGATCGCGACGGTGTCGGCAATCTCCGCATATAGAACGGTCGGCGCCGTTGGCTATCGCCTCCGATGGGTGGACGTCGCTGCGCAAAATGTAGGTTTGCACCATGTCCCCGGTTTTGGGGTTCTCCGATCTGACTACTGCCACCCCGACAATGGGCGCGCCATCGATGGGCGATCTACCCTCATAAAATACGTACCCGGTGGGGTTCTTCATGCGTTACGCTCCGGTTGAATGCCAAAATCGGCACAGCACAGCGCCGGCCATCCGACGCTGTGCTGTGCCGCCCACTAGTGGGCGGCGGGTGTTTACTTAAGCGCGGCTTTCAATTCGGCCTTGATCCGTTTGGCCACTGGCCCGCGCCACGATCCGGCATTTGCCAAAAAGTACAAAACGATACCGCGGGCGTCGTCATACCCGAAGCGGTCATGGATCGAGTGCATACCAGAAAGCGCGTTCAGGTAGGGGATAGCGGCGAAGTGCGGCCGTTTCCAATCTTCGTTAATCTCGCGGGCGATGTCAGTCAGTGGGCGGTGGTTCATGCTTGGTTCTCCATTGTGGTAAATGCCTGCGCGATATCGGCCATGACTGCGGCCAGAACGGCCGCACGGTTTCCTCGATACCCGTACTCTGTTTTGAGGGTTGCATAGGCTGAGCGGCCGCTGCTGCGCATTCCGTTTATTTCTAAGCGTAGCGCGGTGCGCAGCGTGCAGAGTCGGAATAAGGCGATCTTGTTGGGGTCACTGATTGCGGCCATGTTTGGTCCTCCGGGTTATGCAATGCGAACGGCGGCGATGCGGCCCGAGCGCGTGTAAACGATTCCGACTCCGGCGCCGTAACAGGCGATCCAATCCCGGGCGTCCCGGGTGGTCATTGCGCGGTGTTCGTATCGGTCCCCGTCTTGATCGATGATGACGGCGCGATAGGGCGAAACCGCGCGGCGGATTAGTTTGCGGATTGTGCGGTGCATGTTTGGTTCTCCGGGTTAGTGTGGGCGGCGTTGCCGCCCGGGTTGGGTTAGTTGGTCAATAGTTCCACGGCTTGGCGCCGGCGGCTTTCGCTGCGGCTTTCGCTGCGCGTTTATCAGCATGTTGGGTTTCGCTGATAACCCCGGTATTCAGTGCCGGCCCAGTCGTGAGAATTAGATTGAATCCGCCGCGCGTTTTGTAGATGTGGGAATAAAGCATTTTCGTTAGACTCCGTTTTAAACCGCGGCGAAGCTTGCCGCACGTAGACTAATGCACTAACCGTGCCAGCCAGAACCTACCCGGAAACCCGCATAGAATCGTGGCGCCGTGCGTTTGACACCATGACACCGGCAAACCGTGCCGGCAATTAATGCATGGGGCGGCAATCTTTGCCGCATACTCAATCGGCGCAGCCGGTGCCGGCGCAGCCGGCCAATCATGCCGGCGCAGCCGGCCATGTTCCCGATGCCGGCGCAGCCGGCCATCCATCCGCCGGCGCAGCCGGCCATTCAATCGGCGCAGCCG